CAGAAAAGACAGGGCGTTTTGGAACGAGTTGAACCTAAACGTACAACTCTACTTATATAAATGGCTCCCAGATATGATATTTCGGAAATGAATTTAACTTTTTGACTGTTGAAAGTGTGGAAAGATTTATTTTTCCCAGAACTTGCAACGGCTTGCAACAAACTTAAAACTACTTGAAAGGTGGTATTTATGCCTCGCAAAAAGAAACTGCAAGAGGTTGGCGGCCTGCGCCTGGTGGCGTACTATCGCTACTCCAACGGCGGCCAGCAGACCGAGCAGAGCATTGAGGGTCAGCGCCGGGACTGTGAGGCCTACGCCAAAGCCCACGGCTACAAGATCGTCCATGAGTATATCGACCGCCACATTTCCGGCAAGAGCGACAGCCGCCCGGCGTTCCAACAGATGATCTCCGACAGCGACAGCCACCTCTTCGACGCTGTTATCTGCTGGAAAACAGACCGCCTCGCCCGCAGCCGCTATGACTCCATCATCTACAAGACCCGCTTGCGGAAAAACGGGGTCAAGATTCTGTATGCCGCCGAAACGGTGGTAGACGGCCCAGAGGGTATTATCATTGAGGGCTTGATGGAATCCCTGGCCGAGTATTACTCCGCCGAACTGGCGCAGAAACTCCGCCGCGGTCAGCGGGAAAGTGCGCTCAAGTGCATTGCCTTGGGCGGCAACCGCAGCTTTGGCTACGACATCGGGCCGGACAAGCACTACTGCATCAACGAGAAGCAGGCCCCCGCCGTGCGGTACATCTTTGAGCAGTACGCCGCCGGGGCTACCGCCGCCGACATCGTGCGGGAACTGACCGCCCGCGGCTACCGCACCAGCCGGGGCAATCCGTTTAACAAGAACTCTATCTGCCGGATCATCACCAACGAGATGTATCTTGGTGTGTACAAGTACGCCGACATCCGCATTGAGGGGGGAGTGCCTGCCATGATCGACCGGGAGCTGTTCAACCGCTGCCAGACCCAGCTTGCCTTTAACCGCGCCCACGGCGGCGGCAAGGGTGCGCCCAGGGCTGACTATGTGCTTGTTGGTAAACTGGACTGCGGCCTGTGCGGTCATGCCATGAAAGGAGCCAGCGCCACGGGCCACACCGGGAGCAAGCACTACTACTACACCTGCACCCAGCACGTCGAGAAGAAGTGTCCCAAGACCTCCATTGAAAAGAACTACCTGGAACAGATCATCGTGGACGGCGTTGCAAAGTACGTCCTTACCCCGGAAAAGATTTCTCAGATCGTGGACTGCATGATGGAATTGCAGGCCAAGGAGCAGGAGCCGAAAGGCAACCCGGAAAAGGACGCTCTGGAAGCAGAGCTGGCCGAGTGCCGCCGCAAGCAGAACAATATCCTTGATGCCATCGAAGAGGGCGGCAGCGCCCGCCTTGCGGCCCGCCTGCGCACGCTGGAAGAGCAGGAAGCCCAGCTCACCTTTGCCCTGGGCGAGATCAACAACGCCCCCACGCCGCCCCAGTTCAGCCGGGAAGCGCTCACGTTCATGTTCGAGCAGTTCCGCCGGGAAGAGGACGAGGTGGACGAAGAGTACCGCCGCCGCATCCTGGATACGTTCGTTTCGTCCATCCTGCTGTACGAGGATCGGGCAGAGGTCAAATTCAATATAACCGACCAGAAAACCGGGGACTTTGAGCGGGTGATTTTGCCCATTTCTGCAAACAAAAAGCCCCCGGAAGATGACGATATAACGTCAAATTCCGAGGGTTCTACCGCGTTGCGGTTGGTGGAGGCGATGGGAGTCGAACCCATGTCCGAAAAGAGTTCAGTGTAGGTGTC